CACCTCCTGCGTCAGCAGTAAAATTAATTTGGGTAGCGTTGGCAAATTCGAAATTTGTTGTATCGACCTGATTAAGGCTTACCTTTACATCAGTGTCTTCTAAATATGGGAATGTGAAGGAAAAGATTCTAGTAGTACCATTTCCTGTGTAGTTATTTTCAATTGTGTATGCCATAGTTACCTATTAGTCATTTTCAGTAATTGGTTTGCTTCTTCATATTGGGTTCTGCTTTGTTCAGGTCTTTCTACTCTATTATATACTGATGCTTGTGCTTTCTTTCTAGCAGCCATAAGACTTATAACATCAGGATTACTTTGAAGTTTAGCCCATGCCTTTCTCTTAGCTTTTTGAAATAAACTTCTAATCATCTTATTATGAGGATAGTCCATTGGATTAATCCCCGGTTCACGACGATGTAAGCCATCTTTAATATCCTGTTCCATCTGCTTCATAGAAGCGATGAAATTAGGTTTTCTAGAAAGTGCTGCGAGTTTAAGATCTACCTGTTGCTCACCTATAAATCTTTGAAATTCAGATCTTACATCAGGTACTTCTGCTAATGAGGTACCATCAGGTGCTGTTAAGGTTGCTAGATTTAAATCAAACTGACTCTTAAATAAAGTAGCTCGTCCGATTTGTGCGTCTTTCCACTCATCTTTAGAATAAGCAGACTCTTCAAAATTAAGTTGAACAGGACTAACCATATTATAGAATCTAATCATAGGATGCCAATCTTTAATAGGTTGTCCATTTAGAACATCATATTTAGTTGGTAGCTCATCATCACCAGCTAGACCTTCTAAGAATTGATTTCTGTTACGAACAGTTTGCCATAATCCAGAGTTAAGTTCCTTCATATGAGGGTTAATGAATTTACCTATTTCATTTCTTAGTCCAGCATAAGGTAATGTATTATTCATTATATTACCAGCAATACGCTCTAACTTCTTAGGATTATTACCGAATAAATCAGTTAATCCTGTTAGTCCTTGTAAGTAAGTTTTACTAACCATACCTTTAGAAAGTGCTAATGTATAGCTTAGTATACCTCGTTCAACAGCATCTGAACCTATGGTATTCATATTATCACCTAGATCAGATATACCAGATAGAATACTAGTAAATGGTTCTAAGGCTTCATGTCCAATCCATATACTACCAAGTTTAATTGAACGTGGTTTCCAACCTGCAGCTTCCCAGACTCGACGTAATTTAATATCAGCAGGTCCATTTCCAGTTAATTCACCAGATAAGTATTTCTGACTTGCCATAAACATAACAGAGCTACCTAAAGCTAATCTACCATTTTGCAAGGCTTTGGCATTAGCTAAGTCTTGTGCATTCTCAATACCGTATTTAACAACATCCTCTAAGTTATTAGGTTGTGCTCTAGCTATATCATTAAACTCTCTAACCAAGAAATTAAATCCCGGTGTATGTTTCATAGTTAATTCTAAACCATTAATACCTGTTCTAGCAAACATATAGAATGGTTTTAACTGAGGATATGTTGTAAATAATTCATTTAAAGACTTACCAAATCCTGTTAAATCTTTAGTAAGTGTAACTTCTCCTCTTGCATATGACAACATACTGTCATTTATAGCACCAGTGTTAGGATCAAATATTTCATTCTGGAATCTAGTTTCATATTCTCTTATCAATTCATGGCTAATATCAGGTATAAGTCCATCAGCTTTTGCTTCCATTGCACCTCTAAGTGCTTTAGATCTAGCCCTAGCTCTACCTAATATCATAGTAAAAGCATCATCAGTAGCAGCTAATAACTTCATATTATAATTAAAGAAGTTAGAGTGATTAGAGGCACGTGCTATATTACTTACACGGAATGCTCCCACTTCACCATCACTAGCTCTACCACTTTCTTCAGCCCAATATCTCATTAGATCCCATTGCTGGTCATCCATAGTATATTCAGCATATCTACTTTTAACTGTAGCTAAGTCACCCGTCCAGTAACCATTTAGACGACTTTTAAAGTATTCAAATGCTTCTGGTACTGTATGTACCATAGAGTTTAATTCTGCTAACGATTCTCTTAATACAGAATCATCAGTGAAACCACTGCCTAGATATCTACCAACTCCTCCAAGTGTCTGAGCTACAGGTCTTAGGAATGTAGCTGTAGAAGTACCCAGAATAGCCCGTATTGGGGTCTTAGGACTGCTAAGCATACTATTTATCATAACACCTTGTAACTCTTTTACAATGGCTCCTGTCTGTCTTATACCATCAGTTGATGTGTGGCCTATTAATTTATGACGCATATAAGAATCAAAATCTTGCCAGTTACTTATCTTATTAGACATAGAGAATGCTTCTAACATAGCTCTTAATAAGTCATCAGAAGGTGCATCCCTTGCTAAATCAAACATCATACTTACACGACCTTTTACTTGGCCATGTAAATCAGCAAGTACTTGTCCAGCTAGTTTCTTACCACCCGGTTGAGATAACATATCTCGATAAGGCTGACTCATTAAAAATCTAGATCTTTCAGTTTGTTCTAAACCTACAATAAGATTATCCCTTAGATATTTTAAAGGTCCATCTACATCATCTATATTTGTAACATTAATTAATTCTCTTGCAGCAAGAGCTCTATCACGTAATTGTTTGAATAAGGATTGTTGTATTAAATCAGCAGCTAATATCTCTTCTAAAGACCAATTATCTGCGTCGTCTACATTTTCAAGGAAGTCCTTCCAGAATTCTTCTGGTTCTAATGAAGCAGCATCACGTCCACCAACAGTATCCTGCATTCTCTCAAATGCATCAGAGTAAACATTATGTAAACCTTTACCTTGAGCCTTAAGTGCTTTATCTAATTCAACAAATCTCGGATCATTTCTAAGTTCTTTAGCAATAATTTTGTTAATACCTTTAAGCTTTGATCCTGATTCAGCAAGAGATTCTGCAGCAGCAGGAGTTATTAAACCTTCGGTAGATCCTAATTCAGATCCCCATTCTAAGGTGATTCTCTTTAATGTCTTAGCAATATCCCAAGCACTACCTAAAGAATTAGGAGCACCTTGCCAATGTTCAGCAATTGGTTTATTCTTATGACCACGAAATCCCGGTTCCTCTAATTCAACTTGGCCTTTCTCAATGGTTTGTTTTCGGATACTATCAGAAGATTCATTTATTTTACGTTCTGCTCTCTGTAAGTTATCTTCAATATCAGGTGTCCATGTACTAAATTTCCTACTTTTATCTGCTTTCTGTACTTTAAGCATCTCTAACATCTGCTGATCTGGATCTAATTTGTTAAAATCAACACCTTTATTAAATAGTTTTTGTAGGGTTTTAGCTCTTAAATTCTTAGATACTAATGCTTTCGCAGTTTCTTCTGCTTTAAATATTGCAGCAGATTCTAATTTATCTATTTGACTTAAGACCTCTTTGGAAGGATTCTTAACTTTACCTTTCGTATGCCTAACTTTACCTACAGCTTTAAGTGCCCCTTCAATAGGAATACCTATACCTACACCTTCACATACAGACTTTACTGTTTTCATTGCAGGATGATCTGAATCATTAGTAGTACAAGGTGTATCGATAAAACCGAATCTATCTCTAACAACTTGTAATCCGTTAGCATCTTGAGAATACTCTGAGAATAGATCTTGTACTGCACCTATACTAGCACCTTTAATAAGCCAGTTAGAACTCATTACAGTCCCTTTTGCAATAGTAGACATTATACCTGTAGTTTTAGCAGCAGCTGATCCCCATCCAACGATAGGTATAGCCATCGTACCAAAGTGTACACCAGTTCTAATGAAATTACCCCACCATGTTTTAGTGATAGGGTTTAGATCTCCTCCAAGTGGGTTAAAGTCTGGTTCATAATCTCCAGTGTTTTCTATTTCTTTAACCATAGAACCAGAGGCCATGTCAACAATCCGCTCAGGTGCAGTAGCAAAAGAACTTACTGTATCTCTACCACCACCTATTACTGCATTTTTTAATTCAGTAAGGTTTTCACCAAGACCAAAGTCTTTAGCAGCTTTGGCTCCATGAG